CTAAAAAAAATTGACTAGATGGAGCTTCTGATAACATATTAAACGTAGTCAAACCATGAAGCGCTCCGTTTGAACCACTGCCATCAGTTGTTCCAGATATGTCATAACTATCGCACCCAAATGCGCCTAAATTGTGATTGCCTGGATATTTAACACCGTTTTTAATTACCACATTATTTTGCATAGTAACCGGTGGTATCCAAGATATTTTAAACCTTCCGCTTTTATTAGGGTGAAATTCTACTTCAGAATCTTTAACACCATTTTTCCAATTAAAAGATCCTCTGGTTACGTATCCATTCATAACCATCTCTTCATTGAAATCTATTTGCTCATATATCTTATTTAAATTAAATAATGACTTTTCTATTTCGTCTCTGAATGCATGTTTTTCGTATCTTGGGAACTGTCTATAAAATTCATTAAGGCCATCGTTGTTTCCTTTAAGCCCATCTGCTTCATTCTCCCAATGCTCGATAACTCCATATCGGATAAGCTCCCCGTCAATTCCTTCGACTGACTTTTCTGGAGTATCAAATACAGGATATCCATATTTATCAATGAATCCCTCGTAGTTCCATTCCATAGGTATGAACAAAGAGTATAATCCACTAGCAGTCTGCCCATTGCGGTTTCGCTTTGTAACGTTTGAGTCATAATACAACTTTTTAAAATTTTCACCCCCTTTGTCTAAAGCATTAGAGGTAGACCCCATCATACATTTACCTACTATCTTTGCTCCGAGCCTAAGACACGTTTTGGTGACCCTCCAGTTGTTAAGGATGTTGTCGGGCTTTTCCCATTTACCCGATTCGTCGTGGATAAGTAACCTGAGTTTCTCTCCATCGTACGAGTTGTCTCCCGTATTCTTCCAGTCGATAGTTGTATCAAGTCCTTTTTGGGTTTCCGTAGACGCTTCGTTAATGGTACTTCTAGTGAGTCTACGCGACGGGGTTTTGTACGATAATTCCGTCTTCGGCCGTTCCATACCGTCCTGGATTGGTTTGAAGAAGAAAGGATAGTTTGCTGATATTGGTACAACCTTATCTGTGAACATCTTCTTAGCATCAGATCCAGATTTAGATAAAATTCCGAATCTGGAATCCCTGGAGACTGTAGCTTGATGAACAACCTCCGAGCTTCCCATAAAGGAAAAACCAGACCGTCTGTTCTTGAGGTAGCACATTCCATAGCTTCTTGAATCAGCCTTGCACGCCTCCCAGAAATAATAGAATATTCTATTTGCTTGACGGAAGTCGGGCGACCCCACGTCAATTTTTGTCCAGTTGAGGTAGATATAGTGTGACCCTGTAATATAACACGGGGTGCCGTTGCACATGAACCAGTAACCATCAGAGCGATTGCTAAACTCAGTGTCAATATAATCGTAGTACTGTTCTTTAAAATCGTCTGGTAATATTTTAAAATCATATATTGTTTTAATTTTATTTAGCGAAGATGGTTTTAATGTTTTTTTAAAAACTTGTTCTTTCTTGTCTAATTCTTGACCAGCAATTTTATCTGGCGCTACGGGCAATGCAATTCGTAATCCTTGAATTTCATATATTTCGCCTATAGCGCCGGTTTTACTTATAACAACACAATCAAGATCTTCGTTATAGCCGTATTTAAAGTCTTTAGCTTTATTAGCTTTTTTAACGTGTTTTAATTTTAAGTGATCGGATGTTGTAGTGTATAGCATTTGCTTATACATTAGCGCGGCCCTCCACGCCAAAGAACTCTCTCTTGTCTTTTTCCCCTTCTTCTTTTATATTAGATAATTCTTCAACACGGTCCAGCATGGTAATTGCGTCTTCCATAGCTAGCCTATACGCTGAAGCTGATATTTTAACTTTTTCAGGGTCCAATTCATCTGGATCCATTTTCTTATTCATAACTTTGATTAATTCATTAATTGAATTTTCAGTTGCCTTAAGAATAAGCTCTCTTTTTTTCTTTATGTCCATAGTTGATAGTTATGTCTGTTGATAAAATTCTATATAATTTTTTATCATCTATGTTAAACTCGTACTCTGAATCTGGAGTAAACCCTACTACGTCGCCACAGGCTAAGCCTAAGGACTCCAAATAGTCATTTGTATATGTAAGCTCACCTAGCAATTTTTGTTCGCTATCGGTGCTCCATATGTCTTCGTTATCTATTGGCTTAACAAAACAGTACATGTTTAAGCAATGCCATTTTTCGTTTTGTTTAAAAGCAAAAAGCTGATCAGGTGAAACTATATATTTATCTTCATCTATATAGCTACTGGAGTTTCTTTCTTTGCCTCTAACGTCAAACCACCGCCTGAATACATTGTGGTGAATAATAACTTTATCTCCTGCTTTAACAGGTGTACTTATGTTTATAGGCACGCTAATTACGGTTCCTATTCTATTAACAAAAGCGTAGTCTCGCTCAGTTATTTCAGTATTAAGTATTAGCTCTTTGTTATCGACAGACACTTTATTGTCATATCGATCGGTTGTTGATATAATATAATTGTATAATGATTTCATCTAATAGTCTAAGTTATATTCAATCGATATAGCCATGTTACTATTAAAGTTTTTCCACGGCAATTGTGCTCCGTTTTTTTGTATATATATTTTGTAAGAACCATCTTCTTCCAAGATGTCGCATATTTTATGACCGCCATAGACTTCTTGCCCTACAGAATAGTGCATAGCCTCGTTTTTGTAATCTTGGCCTATGCTTATTTTTCTAATTAATTTCATTGTATTTGTTTTAGTATGTCCAAATAGTGGTATCAGGCGCTCCTGGATAACCAATGCCTACGTGAACAAAATTGCTTTTCCTTGAAATACCTATACGTCTAAACCCACATTTAATAGCCGCGGCAACTAATTTGAACGTCGCTTCTCCACCAATACATTTGATATCAACAGCAGCTCCATGCGCATGTTCACCTGGCTTTTCTTTCTTAGCTTCAATAGGATGATCTGGTGATCTGTAAGATGAATTAATAACTATAGGGTAACCATACTCTTTTCTAAGAGCATCAAGCATGCCTAAAAGCTTTGGATCCATCTTATCCATATTGCCTTTGAAATCGTTCTTATCGTTAAAGTATTTCAATTTCATATTATTTAATTTTTTTATAAATGTTTATTGAAGTATATATTATAGTTAGCAGAAGTACTGCGGTCTGCAACATAGGATTAATTCCCATGTTTTGTGCGCTGGCAACTAAGGCCGTGGAGTTTAACGTGTATACTTTTATGTCTGTAAATGTCATTTATGTTTATTGTTTCCCATTACTTTTTCAAAACCACGGGAACCAAAATATCCCATGAAAACTATTTGTAAAAGTGATTTAACCGTATCTAGTCCCTCTAATTGATACCACCATCCAATCACAAAAGCAATTGTAAGGAATGCTAATGTTAACGGACGTACGTTTGATGAAAGCCACGAGCCACTTCTTGCGTCCGCAACCCATCTTCTGGTTATACCATCAAATTCGTGTATTTCTTGTTCTAACTTTTTAAGAGCAATTTGCTTATCTTCCTGTGGCATTTCTGATCCGCCTATAATAGCTTTGATCACACTGCCCACTGGAGTATCTCCCGCTATGGCACCTACAACGCCAGGAATTTTCTGTAGTAGAAATTTCCCAACGTCAGTGTCTTTAAATTTTTTTTTACTCATTATAGTCCATTGCTGTGAATAGTCGTGATTTCTGTTGCCGATAAAACTCTGTCGTAAACTTTTAAATTTGCAACTCTACCGGTGAAGTATTCGGAAGTCCCAGTGCCAAATCCAATTTGTAGATTGTTATAAACATGCGTACCGTCTATACTATCGGTAACAGCAGCGCTGTCGTTTATGTACATTTTTACATTAGAGCCATCCCCGGTAATTACACCTAAATGCCAGGTATTATTTGTTAGAGACGGGCCATCAACATCAAACTTAATAGAGCCATTTACTCGTGCTATAGTTCTTGAATTATTATTATCCCCTCTTTTTTGTAAAACAAATTCCGTATTAGTGGTTCCAAAAGCTAATATTCTTTGCCATTCTGAATCCTGCATAGGGTAGAACCACACACTAACACTAAATGGCCCACTTGTATTTAAAGAAATATCAGTATTGTTAAAATACTCACTGCTACCATCAAAATCAAAATATCCTTCTGAATTCCAATCAGCGCTATCCATGTTAATACCTGAAAAATCATACCCATTAGGATAGTTAGACTTAGTGTAGTTAAAGTTTTGGCGTATTTGGTCCTGTGATAAGGCTGATGAGTATATTCTTACTTGACCATACTTACCTTCCGCAGAATAACCCGAAGCATTGTAATGCCTACCTATCCTTGAATCAGGAGAAGAAATTGCTGCAGAAGAGCCCGTTGCTGTAGCTACCATATTCCCATCCACATAATGAGTCCAAGTTGTACCCTCTCTTTTTAATACGATATGTTGCCATTTATTAGCAACTAGAACATTAGAACTAGTTAAAACATTTGTGGTTGTTCCCGAAACACTAATCCAAGTTTTTATGGTAGCCCCATTAGTATAATGTCCTAGACCAGTTTGATTTCCCCCGGAGTAACCAGACCCACCTAATACCATTTTATGATTACCCGATACATTATCTCGATTACACCACATTTCAATAGTAAAATCGTTATCTAACATATTAGCAGTTGGAACATCAACATAGGTGCTATCTGACGATATGTTTAAGTAGTTACCTAATTCAGAATCAAACGTAGCACCTGTGATAGTACCATTGCTACCAGCTAAAGCTGTCCACGTACTGGGGGCGTTAGTTGAGCCGTCAAAACTAGCTGCATCTAAATGTAGTTCTAAATCTGCATTTTTAATAGCACCTTTTAGCTGAGTAAAGCCCGTTGGAAGCGTAGTGGCTGTTGATGTCCTGTATATTTGAAACCAACCATACCTAGCCGAACTACCAGACCAACTACCGTCTACTGCTATAAAATGATAAGAACCCCAAGTTGAAGGAAGTGTAAAAAATGGATTTGCTCCCGTTGATGGATTACCGCTATTAAACCAAGTGATTGAACCACCGCTAACTGTACCTACCCAAACTTTTCTAG